TTGGCTTGCAGAGTGGCGTCAACATGGTCCTCAGCACGGAAGGTTTCTATGGCTTCATTTACACTTGCTTTGACTTCGTCGAGGTTGGTGTCTCCGATCCTGCCAAGTACAGAGGTGCTGCCGACAAGGGCAGCAGCTGAGCCCGCTATTAGTGCGAAAGTGCCTGCAGCAGCTACCGCAGGAGACAACGCAAGACCTATTCCAATCGCTCCTGCGCCCATCAAAAGACCGCCAGCTCCAAGACCAAGAGACTCTCCTGTTCCTTGAATCAGGTCTCCAATAGCACCGAATATGTTTGTCTTGGTGACGTTATCCTCCATGGTTTGACCAGGAACTTCCATCAGTCGCTTAGCTGCTTGGTATCGAGACAGTCCTGAGGTAGCCATGATCTTCTCGATCTGCTCACCCATACCGCCTCCGACTGTGCCTACGGCTCCAGTTCCGAATGCACCAAGGCCGAGGACTCCCCCACCTGCAAGCATGGTCAGTCGGTCTTGCTTTTGGTTGATGGCATCTGACAAGCCGCTGATCAGTGCTTGAGAGCTTTGAGTGTTGGTCATCTCCCCTGCGTATCGCTGGAGCACACGTTGGAAGCCTTGTTGTCGGTTGGCTTTGTTCTGTCCCAGGCCTGTGATCTCAGCTTGGATCTTGCCCAGCTCCCGGTTGTGTTGTCGGGTGGTTGCTCTTCGTTCTGATTGGAGCTGCTGGTGTCGCTTGAACAAGTCGGTGCCAGGGGTAAACCGTGCAAACTCTCCTGGCAAACCTTCAGCAGCAAGGCCGGCTGTAGGTCCAAGCTCTCCTTGGTATGACTGGCTTACCAAGTCACGAGCGATGCCCATGCCTTGAGACGCAAACCTTGACTGGCTACCTTGAAAAGCAGACAGTGCAGCGCCTTTCTTTTCCATAGCCTTAGCCTGCAAAGCTTGGAATGCTTGGTTATTCCCCTGCATTTGTGGTTGCTGAGGACCGCCTTGTTGTGGATTGAACTGGCTCATGAGGTTGGGAGGTTGAGGCCTGTGTTGTAGCCGGCAGCGTGGATTGTTTGTGCGAGACTGAACAGGTTATTTGTAAGGCCAAGCATGTCGAGAGTCGCAGGGGGGAACGCTTGAATAATCCCAACCATTGCTTGACTGCCCGTGGCAGATGCGTTTGCAAGAGCTACCGAGGCTTGTTGCTGCAAAGCATCCTGCGCTGTTTCCATCTGGGCAAACACTTGAGTGGCTTGGCTAAGGGCTTGTCCGCCTTGCATCGAAGCATCCGAGAACATCTGAGTGAAGTTCTGGATGGTGCCTGCTTCAAGTTGCGCTTGGGTCTGGAAGGTTCCGGCAATCGCTTGGTCGTATTGAGCTCCGGTCTGCGAGATGTTTGCGGCTGCTGCGGCGCTTCTGTCTCGGTCTGCATCCATCTGAGCACTCACAATCTGAGCAGGGGACGCACCGCTAGCAGACATCTGGGCAGCAATCTGGTTGGACTGCTCTCCTGCTTGACGACCCGCGTTGATCGCTTGTGCGGCCATGGCTCCAGCACGAGACTTCTTCAAAGACTTTCGGGACGCGTCCATGCCCGACCCTATTGCGTCTAGGGCATCTGCCTGTCCTGTTTGGATGGCGTCTTTTGAGCCTTGGATGCCCTCTTTGAGGTAGTCAATGCTTTCTTCTTTTGCAGCGCCGAGATCTGTCAAACCAATGCCCTGAGCTTGGTCGCTCAAAACACTCATGGAGGTTTCAAAACCAGGAGAGAACTGCTCCATAAGATCAGTCCGGAACTGGTTGTTCTGGTCAATAATCTGTTGCTGGGACTGCTGTGTCTGATTGAATAGGTTTCCGAGATCAGTAAATCCCGGTTGACCCTGACCCACATTCATCGTCTGTTGGCTGGTGTACAGACTTCCATCAGGGGCACGAACCCCCACTTGACGAAGCTGACCAGGAGCTCCCTCTGTGTACTCAGGAGTGCCCATTCCAGGCAGTGATGGGGGCACAAATGGACTGTTGAACTGGCTCATGACTGGGTGTATACCTCAGAGGATTCAGTGTCAAAGTTCTGACCAGAGCAACGGAAACTGATCAGCCTGAAGTCCACATCCGGTGTAAAGATGCGGATACCAGGAGTCAGTGTAAAGCCCAGCGGACCTTGTACACCACTGAAAGTGTCGGATCCTCCAAAAGAAACTGGGAACGTAGAAGACCCGTCAACAATCGAGCGCAACTGTGTCTCGTCCGGCTTCAAAGGAACTGACTTGTGAGGGGGAGTGTCCTCATTGCCTTCGTAGATAATCCCTTGAAACTTGACTGCTGTAGATGCGCCCTGTGTATCTACGGAGCTAGTAAGGGTTGAGATATCAACGTCTAAGAACGTAGCCTTGATGTCGTCGATCTGCTTCAGGTTATGGACGTTCTCTATCTCACCCTCCCCAGACATTGTTCTAGTGGGGGTCCCCACTTGGTGAGCTGTAATCTCCATGAATACGGGACTCACGCCTACCTTGGCGGTGTTGCTAAGACCGTCCAGCGTGTTGTCCATCATATTGAATGTGGTATTGGTCCCCGCACTGGCCACCGCCTTGATCTGAGACTTCTTGCCTACGTTGGTGGGGGTGGTGGAGTCTTCCAGGCAGTACAAAAAAGACCCAATGTAGCTGTTGTCTGCAGGCGTGCTACGAGCGTCGGTGTCCAAAGAAGACTTCTCGCCCGTAATGATATTGCTGCTTGCAGCACTTGCTACCGAGTAGTGGGTTCGACCCGTAATGTCCATCAAGGTTCTACGCGCTCCCGTGTTCTGGCTAAATGTGGACGACCCGTCGTGGTCAAGGGTCTTACGGGTACGGTCGTTGTTAGGCACAAACAACTTAGGCTTCCAAGTTGTGCCTGCAGACAAGTTGGCCAAGTCTGGGTGGTTCTGCAAGAACACGGCGCGTTTGACTCGATCACCGGCAAAGTCAGGGGTGTAGCCCGATGCTCCTGCAAACACTTCGTCTCGAGGAACATCCCCTACCTTTACATCTGTGAAGGGGAGGTCTTGGAGTTCTGTCATGCAAGAGGTTTCAAACCATGCGATTGCTGCTCTCTTCTGTCCAGGATGGAAGAAGTACAGGGCGGACTCGTAGGAGTCAAAGGCAACCCGCATGTTCTCCAGTCCGTCGACAAAGGTCTCTTTGATCAACAAGTCCAAAGCAGTCATGTTGTCCAAGGAACCATTAGTTCCGATGATCTTGACTCCCTTAGGGGAAACAACAAACAGCTGAGATGCGGCAACGTCCGCAGAGTAAGCGCCGACGGTACCAACCAAGCCTTCGTGGAACTCTCGAACGACAACTGTGCCTTCACGGCGGAAGTGGTACATACGATCAGAGCTCAAGCCTACGACGTTAGGCCCCACTCTCTTCAGCAACTTGAGTCGGTTGCCTGGGTCAGAGGGGGTGTATTGGTTGGCTGGAGGATGAAGTTCTGGAGCGTATCGGTCAGTCTGAGAGTACTTGGTTTCTCCCCCACCGCGATATGCGTCGGTCGAGTACGCTTCTTCTGAGTTTGCACTTGCTTCTTCGGTGTCAATATCTGCTTGGATCAAGATGTTGTCCAAGAACTCAGCGGCTCCGGAGAACGGCATCTTCTCATCAAACCGAGTAGGGCCAGTGTAGAACGGACGATACAAAATCTCTTCGTCGTTCAACGTGTAGTAGAAGATAGCACGTGAGCGATTGGATGCGCCTTCGTTCAATGATGCAACAGGACTACCTGCATTGGCTTGGGTCGTTGTTTTGTTGTCGAGCGTGTGGTAGTCCTCGAGCTTCACCATCTTGTCCAAGAACAAGGTTGATCCTGCAAACTGCTTCCCTTCCTCTGCGGTCTTGGGGGACCGGTAAAAGAAACAGTGGTCATACTTGGTGCTGTCGTACACAATCTCTGCAGCGGCATACTTGCTTCTGCCTCGGGCAGTAACCACAAACCGCGTAATCAAGTTTCGAATGGGGTCATCAAGAGGGAACTCTCTACCGGAACTGGCATCTCGACCAAACGGCTTCAAAGCAAATCCGTCTCTCTCAACACGTGCGATCTCAGACATGCTGGACATACGTCCCGTCTTTGAATCAAACAGTTGATATGCAAATGCGTAGTTGCCTCGCTTGAGCCGGCTAGCATCGAAGATGTTCTCGGTGGTGAAGTTGAACACTCCGCTGCTAACATAATACTCTGTGCCATTGATTGTGGCGTATGCGGTTACCGCCCACTCAAACTCTCGTCCGCTAGGAAGGCTGTTTCCTGTGTACAAAGAGGCAATGTCAAACTCTTCTTCTGTAAGACGTTGTCCGTTGACACGGTACAGTGCAGGGTTGTCAGACAGCCCATCCCGCCAGTAAACGTCGTACTCAATCTCTGGGCGTCCTGCGTTGGTGGTGCCTGAGAATCTACCGCCCCACTTCAACTTGATGGTGTTGCTTACATTCTCTGCGTCTTCAAGCGGCAAGCGCGCTTCGATAAGGAATCCTGTGTTGACGTTGTTGTTAGTGTCTACGTTTCCTAAGAAGTCCAACACCGCTGTGTCACTTCCGGTGTAGTCAGACTGCCCTGCAGCAAAGACGCTCTTGGCTCCGACCAGCTCAAACAAACAAGAGTGCGCTTTGCCTCTGGCTTGATAGTCATCCGTGCCGTCGCCCGTAGGGTCGTCGCTGGTGAAGGTCTTAATGGCCATCCGGCTGTCAATCGGGGTGCCCAATCGGATGTCTACATTCTCTCCTTCAAACGCTTGCTGCCCTACGCCCTCACTGATTATGTTTGCAATAGTGGTGTAGGTGTCAGAACCCACAGTTCGGGTACCCAACGAAAGATTAGTTCGAGTATCCGTGCTGTTAATGTCCGTCCAGTTGAAGTCGTCCTGAGATCCGTAGAAGTCGCCCTCAATAAGTTCTGCGCCTGCAACTCCGTAGTTCACGGAATCAATCACACTGCCATACGCTGCGGAGGTAAGGTCGCTGGTGTTGAGCTCAGTGATGTAAGAGGTTGTTCTAATAATGTGGGACTTGAAGTCTTGGGTTACAAGAGGACGCAGAGTGTTCGCAAGGAACCGGCTCGAGTATGCTTGGGTTCCATCGGTTGCAATACCTGGAGTTCTTTCGCCGCTAGAGTCCGATCCCATATCGGTAAACGAGTAAAACGCGTTGCCTCCGTTAGCAATTGCAGTTCCCTGAGTCTCCAGTACATTGGATGCGGTAAACACTCGGACGCACATACCACCAAGGTTGCCGGCAGCCCCAACCATTTCAGCGTTAGTAATAAAGTTTCCATCCCCGTCACGCGTACGTACGTGGGCGTAGAGGTCGCTTGCATTCTGAGATCCATTACCTCCAAATGCTGATGTCTTCAGGTCAGTAAATGATGGAGACTCAAAGACTTGTACGTAGTCGTACACAAAGTCTGTGCCCTCGGCTGTCTCTGAAACAAGTCCTCCGTTCTGAGCCGCCTGGGAAAAAGCCGCAGGCATAGGCGTGAAGTGGTACACCGTGCCTGAGCCGTCAGCGACGGTAGAAAAGTACACCTCCGCATACGGTTGAATCTTAGTCTCTCCGTATGCGGGGGTGGCTTTGCTTAGCTTCGTTCCTCCGTCAGGACAAGCAGTGAACGACACTACGACGTAAAGTCGCTGCCCTGTGGTAAGGGGGGTGCCTCCGCTACCGTAGTTTTGTGATGCAATGTTTACGGAGGAAGAATCTCCTGTGATAACAGTTCGTTTGATTGCAGAGGTAGGCACGGTTGATGAGCCGTCCTCACCCACAAACGATGGTTGATCTAGAGCAAAGAACTCTTCATCCTCGGCGGTTCTCACCGCAAGTTGGATGTGTCCTACACCTGCTTGGTTGCTTGTATCAAGAGGTCGAGGGAAGGCGCCTAGTTCTGCTCCGCCGTCGCCGTCTTTGAAAGAGGGTTGAATCCCTGGCCCCGGAAGACCGGTCTGTCCTGGGGTGGTGGTGTCTCCGGTAACACCAAAAACTGTGCCGCCTCTAAAGTTGGCACTGTCGAAGTCGTTCTCTCCGTCAAGGAAGAACACTGAGGGCGAGCGTCCACGCACAAACACATACACAAGTCGACCGAGAGTCTTAACCTGCATCGGCTCCGTCGAGCTGCAGCCCATCATCAACAGGTTGGCGGTGTAGTTCACCGGGATAGCGTCTGCCCCTGGAGCGTGAGGGCTGTTGGGGGAGTAGTGCGTTGCTGCTTTGGTGTCGTAGTATTCGATAAACACATCCGACAGAGACCCCCCAGAGCCTCCTGTAAATGAAAGACTTGTATTGTCAACAATGGTTGATGCAATCAAAGTGCCCGATATTGCAGTGTTGCCTCCTGCGCCTGAGGTGTCTTGAGCCAGCTGAAGCTGTGCAGTGCTGGCGGTAGCCTCAATATCAAGTTCGCTGTTGGTGTCAGCCAAGTCGATAGCCGCAGTAAGCGCAGTCACAATATTCGCTGCGGTCTGACTTGCTCCTCGAGTCGAGAAGTTGTAGGCAGTTGCAGATACTTTGGCTCCCCCACTGGATAGTGCGTTGGTGCCAGTGAACGTAACTGTCTTGGCGGGGCTGCTGTTGTCGGTAAGCACCAGGGTCTTGCCGGTGTACAGGCCGTCCTGAGCGGGGGTGGTAACTGCCGCCACAATGTTCGAGGTGTTGCTGTTTGCTTGCTCTCGAGCACTAGAAACAAACGCACCTGCGATGTCCTGGGTTACAGTCACCACATTCGTAGATACGGTAGCAGTTACGTTGATTGCAGACGCGCCGTCAATTGCGTTCTTAAGCTGAGTGGCTACGTCGTTCACAGCAGTAACGCTTTGGATTTGTACCACGACCTGCCCGTTGCTGACGGTTCCTGTCGAGTCTGATCCGTCGTCCCGGAAGACAAACTCTTCTGAGTTGCCCAGCATGTCTCGAACCGTAACTACCTTGTCGTCTACCGCTGCCGGGTAGGTGCCTCCAGAGTTGAGGGTCAGTGTTTGAACGCCGGCTACCTGGGTGCCGGTGGCCGTAAAGTCAATGTTGACCGCACCGTTGGTGGCTGCTGAGGTGTGTCGCTTAGCGCGGTAGACGTAGCCGTAGCAGGTGGAGCTGGTACCTCGCATGAAGGTTACGGGGAAGATGTCCGTAACTTCTGAACGCTGGTCGTGGTTGTCCTCTACCGCCTCGTAAGGGTCAAGGTCATACTGGTTGTCGTTGGTTCCGTCGGCGTCGTGGTCGTACGCATCGAAGTTTAGTTCTTTGATAAAACGGAACCCTGGGTGCGGACGTACCCCTCCCTGGAGAGATCCGTCGTGCCCGGTCAGTTCACTAAGCAGTCCTTTGCCGACAGCAGTGCGAGGTACAGACTTATCCCCAGAAGGCTGAGATAGATCAATGGTCCACTTTGCGTCTACGTTCGGCACAGTCTCTCCAAGGATACGGGAACTTGCGGTTCAGCCAGTTCTGTCTGTTCTTACAGCCGCAGTCTTTCTTCTGCTTGATCAGGCCAAAGGAGACAACTTTGATTGCCCATTTGACGGTATCCCCAACTCCACGATGGTCGGGGCACCATTTATACTGTCGTACCTTGGGGGGCTTGGGGGGCACCGCAGCAACTACGGGTTCAGTTTCTGATGCGTTGTGGATGCGGTACTCAGGGCAAACAAGTTGACACGTCCCAGGAGAGGGTCGCCCTCCGTAGTAGCCTCGGAGACAGGAGCCTTTGCTCCATTGGGGACAGTTGATTGTTTCTAGTTTCATCAGGACACCGTACAGGTAAGGGTTGTTTCGTCTACACCACAAAGAGTAGTACCGGTAAGTACGCTAGTGTATGTGCCGGCGGGGGTCGTAGAGGGGTTGTCCTGCTTGTACTGACAGAAAATCGAGCCTAGTGAGATGCCCCCGTCGTTGACCAAGCTGTGAAGAGCGAACAGGTTGTATCCTTGAGACCCGAAGCAAAAGATGTCCACGTTCGATATTACAAATCTAAAAGGCCCTTGGCAGGTCCAAAAGTCGGGGTCGCAGACGCCTGAAAAACAGCTTGCTCCAGCACATATGTCGGACCCTATGGTCGTGTAGTTTCCGGTAACGGTCTCTCCTTGGCTTCCCCAACCGCATCCGCCACCTGAAGTTACCGTGTGAGTGCCTCCCACAAACGTGCCTACAGGAGAGCAAAGATTTACTGACTGATTTAAGTCTGTGCTTCCAGGATTAAAGGACCCGTCGTCGGCAAGAGTTGGCTGACAGGTGTTTGGGTCCCAACAGTCAGCGATGGTACTGCCATCACTCGGGTCGGTGCCGCAACAGTATGGCACTCTAAGCATAGCATTCGGGCCTGTGCCGAGATTTACATTCGGAAGCGTTACGGCGTATGTTGTCGCAACATTGGGGTTTTGAGTGCTGGGGCCGCAGCAGCAGCCACAACCAAGTGCATTACAGTTAGTGAGCCCGTCGCTGGTTGCTTCGCCGCAGTCAGCAAACGGACTGTTTTTTGTTGAGCCACCACAGGTAATGCTGCAGTCAACAGCGCCAAATCTGTTAGGAAACGGACCTGACATGGTAACGTGATGAGCAAAGGGCCCCTGTATATCTCCGCTCGTGTTTCCACCGCAAGCTCCTGTCCCGCTAAAAGCATCCCCATCAAACTCTTTGCCGCATCTTCCGTTGTTGTTGAAGTCGCTGTTCCCAGCAACAATGTTGAAGGGGTCTACGTCCTGCACTGAGTTTTCCGGGTCTAGAACGTAAGCCCCGTTCCCTCTACAGTGAGTTCCGGTTGTAGTGTTGACTGCTTTGTTGCTGGCATCAGCGGGGTTACACCCAGAGCAAGAAGAACACCCTAGGTGGTATTTCCCTAAGGCGAATTCAGCAGAGTGGAAGTTGTATACGTTGGATATGTTTCCGGGTGAGTCGCAACTACCACAAGACTGATCGCACTCTACAGAGTCCAAGTAGAATCGGTGTTCGCATATTGCTTTGCACAAAGACTCTCCGCTGCTGATGGTGCCTGAAACTCCTCCGATCTTTGTGGTTGCATTTATGCCGTACCCTCCACTTCCGTAAAGAGGGATGTTTCCTGCGCAGTCGCGGACAAATAGGTTGTCGATGCCGTCAATGATGTTGCAGTCGTTGACCTGGCTAAATGGAGCCTTGAGATCAGTGATGGTGGCTGCAGTAACGACCAGCTCTCCCGAAGCAAGTGTCAGTCGTATTTTGACCCCGACGTACGGAGTAGGTAAGTTCTTCAGATTGCCGGTGCTGCTGTCGTAGTACGAGCTAGCAGTTGGGAGGGTGTCAAAGTAGTACGGGTCGCCCGAGGAGTTCTCTGCGAACACGACAGACAAGAATGCGTCTCGTCTTATGTACACCGCCCCGCAGTCAATGTCTGCGCAGCTGGTGCAGTTTGACCCTCCAATGCTTCTGCCTGAACACTCAAACTCAGAGGTGTCTGGGTTTACGGATCCGCAGCCTGTGTTGTTGGAGCCTGAGCCTTTGCCTGCTCGGTAGTCGTATGTGCTGCTGCAGCCGCACCCGGTTTCAGCAACACAGTCAGGGCACAGCTTGAGCTCTATAAACTCTGAAGCATTGTCTGAGCAGCAGCAACCTTGAAGGGATGCAGCTCGCTTGAGGCTACCGACCTCGCTGCTGTTGGTGTCGACGTCATGCATCAAGAGCGCACCTGTGTCGGTGCTGTCTCCGTCAACAAAGACTCGACGTCGAAGGGTCACTGTGTACAGACCGCCGCTGTGGTCACTAGGAAAGAGGTGCCGTCGTTTGAAACTTCAGAGGAGGGATTAGTAGGGGTGTCGAACAACAAGATGTTTTTCTTGTGGATCGTGATCTGACCGTTGCTAGAATTGTAGCTAACGTCAGTAACTACCTGAAGAGCGTTGGTTGCAACAGGGCTGGTGCCAGGTTCGCCTGGTTCTCCCTGCTCACCTTTCTCCCCTTTTTCTCCTCGGGGGCCTCTGTTTCCTTGAACACCCTGAGGTCCTTGCTCTCCATCATCTCCTCGAATCTGATTAAGAAACTCGCCTAGGTCAACACTTTCAGCAAACGGCCCATTCTGAGTACCCGACATCAGGTAAGGAACTCCCTCCGCTACGTTGCGTACGCCGAAGTTTTGGTTGCCTGGGATCAAAGATTGACCAAGTTGAAAGTCTTGTTCTTCCGGGGACCCTTGGGTGTTTCGAGATCCGAAGCCCATGTCTTACTCCATTCCGAGGCTGTAGATGTGGCGGTCTTGATTGTCGACGGTGTTCTTTTGGAACTTCTTGGGACTGCGCATCTGCATGTAGGAGAGGTTGTCCCCGATAGTCTTGATGGCTTTGCGGTACTCAAGTTGAAGGAACTGCATCTTCTTAGCAGACACATCCTTCATTACCCCTAGGTTAATAGCGGAGGCTGCGGCCACGCACTGCATCAAGGACTGGAACCCTTGCGGCACGATCTCGTAGTTCACGCCTGTAAGCGTGCCGTTGTAAGGCGCATCAAAAGCAACACGCGCTGTGACCAGGCCGGGGCCTGTGTTGTACGCAGTGTGAGTATCAATCACTCGCTCCTGAAGCATGGTGTTGCTACCTTGCTTAAGAATGCGAAGGGTGGCTCCGGAGTACGCGTGCGGTCGAGTATCAAGACCCCCAACTGCAGGGCTTGAAGAAAGGGTCAGGCTCTTGCCGTCCGACGCCATTGCACCATCAGTCGCGTAGTGGGGGAGAAAGTCACCGTTAGGGATGTAGAAGAGGTGCAGGCTGAGGGCCTTGTCTGGCTTCGGACGCACAGAAAGAAGGTTGCCTTCAAGTGACCAGTTAGGCCCTGATGGGTGGAACTGACCTTCTGGCTTGTAGTCTGCGATGATAACGTTGTCGCTGTTCATCTGAACAAGACGGAAGACCTCGCCTACGTTGGGCGGAAGCTGGTAGTACTCGGTACCTGACGCAATGGTAATTGCATGTCGAATCACAATGGGGTTGTCGAAGTTCAACGACAAACGAGACAGGACGTTCACCATCTCCGGCATGATGATGTTGCGAACCATAAAGTCATTGCTGTACTTGGAGGAGGGCTCATCCAAGTAGCCACGAACACGTTCGATAACGGTGTACAAGAAGGATCCGGAACTATGCATGGCTGTAGATCTTTCCGGACGTCATGTCCTTCAGCGCTTCTCTGGTGCTCTCTAACGTATCTCCGCCTTGCCGCGCCCCTACGAACGGAGCAGTCGCCAAGTTTCGATGGCTTTCATCCAAGCCCTTTTGCTTTGTCCACTTGAGCATGTCAGACTTTTCGTCCGATGACTCGTTGGCTCCCGCTTGCCGTTCCATGCGCGCCTCGTTAGCTTGGCGTTTCATGCGTGCCATCTTCTCGTCGATAGGCATACACAGAAGCTCTAGGAAGTTTAGGTCTAAGGGTTTGCGGTCAAAGGGGACGTCTTGTACGTGGAGCTCTACGCACCTGCGCTGGTTCTGGTTTCGCCATGCAGCAAAAACAAAACTGCCGTGCTCACGATGGTAATACACAAACAGCTCTGGGATCTTGACTGCCCGTCGAGCCCATCTAATCCACTCTCCGTCTGGCAAGACGAAGTGGCGTTCATCCATTTCTAGTCCGTCGTTATTTAACATGTCGCTACTCTAGCAAAAGACCCCCCCACCCGCGAAAGGCAGGGGGGTCCGAAAGGCAGGAGACCTTATTAGACGGTCTGATCTTGACCGTAGATACGGTCTTCAGTAATGCCGACCACCTTAAGTCCGGCAAACTGATCAGGACAAACCTGCATGCGCAGGTAACCAGGCATCTGGGATGCTTCGGTCACCATGTTCTTGCCGCCGGAGTTGGTGTAGATCGGCAACTGGTTGGTACCAGTACCGGTCAGAGCACCCGCCACGAACTCGAACGGAGCAAAGGCTGGGGCTTGGTCGAAGGACGAGGTCCCTGCGACACTTGGTGGCACATACTTCTTGTAGTTGCCGCCGCCCATTTTGAGTCCGTACATGGTTCCTTCTTCCACGTAGCAGGAGGTATAGCCGGTGTAAGACTTACCGTCCATCGAGAAGTTGAAGCCGGAGTTGAACTGGTCGTTTGCACCACCAGCGCTACCGCCTTCAGAACCTTGAGTGGCGAGCGAGGAGAGACGACCAGTACGGTCGAGGATCTCGCGGCCAATCTTAGTGGACTCGTAACCCAACCACACACCATCAGACGCAACAAGCGTGTCGATGGTTTGACCGTGCTTGGCCTTCGCAGCGTGGAAGCGGCGGAGGATTTGACGGAGTGTGTGCTCAGTAAGGAGTGAGCTGTTCAAGTTGCGGAAGAGCGACTTGTGCTCAGGCTTCTCGTTCACATTGATTTCTTCACCAAAGATGGATTCACCAGCGGCTGCTGCAGATGAGGAGCCTCCGACGGTACCGAGAATGGTGTTGAACATGGTGGAGGAAGCAGAGCTATCGCCACCCTTAAGGAACGAGTTGATACCGGCAATGTTGGTAAACTTAGCGCCGGAATCGGTGTAGTGACTATTAGCATGAACGATAACGTCGTTATCGGCAAGGGTGCTGTTGAAGTTGAAGTCGTTGGAGACAAGGCGCACCGTGTTGGTGATCTCGTCAACAAAGTCAACAACCACAGTTTGACGCACGCCGCCGGACTCGTTGCGACGAGTACCGCCGGTAGCAGCGCCACCTGAGGGGTTGTAGATATCAACTTGCATACCCACCATAAAGCGGTCAATAGCCTTGTTGCCTGGTTCGAACTCAGCGAAGTAGGGACCTGAGCCGCTATCAGTATGGCTAGTAACCGTGGAGATTACGTAACCATCATTCTGCGAGGTGTACCAAGAGTTACACAGGGTTTGGGCAATGTTGCGAGAGAAGCCTTCAAGCTTCGGAGCAACGATCTGACCGATGAATGCAGGAGAAGCTTCAGCTTGCAGTTCACCAAGGGTGAATGCAATGTTGGCCACCATGGTGCGCATAGGCAGACCGAAGCGATAAGGCTTCTGGTTCATGCCGTCAAGAGCATCAGGGAAGCTTTGGGTGACTTGTTGCTGGAACAAGCGCTCGCCAAAGTTCTCGTTGGTGGAATCACCGAACAGAGCGAAGTCATTACGGCTACGACCTTGTTCGAAGATACCGGTGAGGCCGCCCATAAAGACCTTAAGGATCTTGTATTCACGACCAAGAGCGTCCACTGGACCGACGCCCGTTGAGCTAGTAACCATGTTCTCCCAGATGGGGTCCACCCCTGGGAGCATGATGTCGACGTTTTTGTTGATCACATCTTCGATACGCTCAACGTGCGTATTAAAGAGTTGACCGGATGAAATCAAAGCAGGCATTTTCGCCTATCTCCTTTTTTTACAGCTTGGAATTACCGCCTGTCGAAACATCAGCCGCAATATCGAGCAAGGATTCTTCAGCGAACTTCCTAGCCTTGTCATAGACAGTGCCGGTTGAGTCCTTTCCTGGCTCGAACTTTGGCAGTTCGACGGGCTTCTTTTGATAAAACGCGGTTTGTCCAGAAGCTGTTTCCGGGGCCCGACCAAGTTTGTCGGGGTCTCCGATTACCGTCCGGTATCTATCTGCGACGGACTTCGCCGCAGTTTCTGAAGCAGTCTTGATAGTGCTGTCGTTGATCTCTCCCCCTGCGGATCGCACCTTGCGGAGCTGGCTGAGGGTTTCACGTTGGACATCTTCACTAATCACAGCCATACGCTCAGAGTGTCCTTCGTCTCCATGAACACGCTTGAAAGCATTGCTAATAGAGGAGAGGGAATCTTGAGACGTTACGGACGAGACTGCGTTTGTCAGTTTGGTTTGAAGAGCTTCAAGCCTAAGTTGCTTCTCTCGCTCCTCAACCTGTTCGAGTCTTTGGTTGAGGTGGTCTACCCGAGGGTCTTCCTTCGGGGCCTGTTCTGGTTGGCCGGGTTGTTCCTGAGGCATGTTTTGACCTGTCATGTTTCCAATGTACTCTTCGATTTGTTCTGGGGTGTAGCCCTCATACGTCATCACGTATCGAAGGTCTGCCTCCCGCTCCGTGGTCATGTCTCCTTGTTGCCGCATTAAGTTTGATGCTGCTTCTTGGTACTCACGAAGGTTTTGGTTGTCCCGAATGGTTTGAGCCATCTGGGCTGCGGTGTAAGTTTCTCCGTCAATCGTGACCTTTTGGTCTAAGTTCACCTCAGGTGCGGATTGCTCTGCTTGAGGTTGTTCCTGTTGTGGAGTTTCTACAGGCGCTGCTGCTTCTGTAGGGGTTTCAGTTTGAGTTGCTTCTTCACTCATCGTTGTCTAGCTCCTGCCATTTGGGGCTGTTGTTGTTGGGGCGATGGACGCCCTTGTTGTTGCATACGTTTCATGGCCGCTTCTTCAGGCAACGGCACGCCTTCCGGTAGAATGTTTCCGAGTCCCTGCTGGAGGAACTGTTTGTACTTCATAAACTCGTCTTGAACTGACGGGTCTGCCATGGCCATCTGGGGTCCGGCCATGAAAGATGTTAGAACCCGAAGCTGCAAGTTTGGTAATGCTGTGTGAGGGGTCAAAATGATCTCCCCCGGAGACTCTCCACTTCCGTAGAGCATCAGGCAGTTTTTGACCACCATCTCGTACGCCGCTCGTTCTTCCTCCATATAGATGGCGAAGTCCAACCCTTCTTGCAAAGAAAGCAGCATTAGGCGTATCGGGTCTTGGAATCCAGGAGCGGCATAGAGCTGCAGTGCTTCCTGCTTCCTAGCCACCTCAGACCGGGGGTTGGTCTCTTTGATTGTGATTCCGAGATTGGCAATAGTCGGCAAGGGGTTGTCTGCAAACGACACAAAGCCAGACTCGCCGTCAATGACTGCGCCTGCAAGGTCAAGGGTAAGGTTGTTGACGGGGATAGCTCTTCGGCTAAGTGCAAGTGCTCTAGACGCTTGCGTCAACATTGCTCGGTGGCTTTGGGAGAATGCCTTCTCGATAGACCTCATGGGGGTCATCATCAGTTGACGGTTCTTCTCGTCAAGGAAGCCAAGCCCCGCAGCACTGTCGACTCGACCCTTGTTGGCGACAAGGTCGCGGAACGGGTTGATCTGATCCATCAGCTGTTTGGCGTACTGAGCAGTCTTGCCTGGGAGGTCCCCCGAGTTTACAGGCGCGATGTTGAACGGGCGGAAGCCAGGGTCAATAGCGTCTGGTTCGTAGGGGAGAACACGGAGCCCTCGCCCGACGTCCCGAAGTGCAGCACGCTCGTTGAACTGTCCTTGGGGCAGTACAAGAATCCCGTACTGGTCGATATCGCGGATGTTATTGAAGAGAGCCTTGAGCAGCTTCTCCATCTCGCGGCTGATCGAGAACAGCAGATCAAACAGACCAGCGCCGTAGAAAGACCCTGTCTCAATAAATCTGGCCACCCCGATCGGGCAGTACACCTCAACATCGGTGTATTCCTCGTCGGTGATTACATAGTCTCCGGAGGTGACTGCATACCGGGTTACGGTGTTGCGGTGGCCAAGCATCCAGAGTTCACGAATACGAACCAGCTCGTATTGTGTTTCGGTAGGGTCACCGCCCTGACCGGTGTATCCACTGCCTCCGCTGTAGCGAAGACCTCCTGTGGTATTGCTGAGGCGGTCTGCGTAGTCCGAGTCGTCCTGCGGAGCAGCCCCTGCTTCAACGGAGAAGTAGAACAACTTCTCTTTGTTTGTCTTAATCTTGCGCCCGAACTTCTCTACCAAGTAGCTCATGGGCACAATGCGCTCACGGATTAGGCCACGCTGCTTGGTGTGATCCATCCCAAGAGAGGGGAACGCATACAGCTCCCGAGGGTGAACTACCTCAAGGTCAGCAGTCAAGCCGACGGTGGGGGAGTCAACCACGTGTCCTGCAATACCGCAGCACCCACAGGTAGCAAGGATGTGGGCAAACTCGGTAAGAGTTTCTTCTGCTCGGTCACGGGACACCATGGCATCTGCAATGACTTGGGCAATAGAGCGATCGCGGACTTGGGAAAGGGAGGACCCTGACCTAAGAATCTTGGGTCGTACGTCCATGGCGGACAATACACCGACAACCCGGTCAATAGCCGACAGAAGTTCCTGGCTCTGGAACTCCATATTCCCATCCTCATCGAGGTGGTGCGGCTGGAGCAGCCCAGTCTCTGGGTCAAATACGTCAAAGCGCCGAGCGCCGTTTAGGTAATACCACGCCAAAGACCACATCGTGTACCGATAGGAGTGGTTGGCTTCTTCTCTCTCAATGTGTCGGTCGATAACCTGACAGAGAGAGGCCTTATCCTTGGTTAGTGTGTAGGTATCCTCAGGCATCGTCCTTGTCCGTATTCGCTGCTGCCCCTCTAGGGACGTAACCCGGAGGCACGTAAGTACGAACGGCCTCTACGTTAGGTAGATTCATATCCTCCTGCGGTCTATAAGAGGCAGGACTTTGTAGGGGAGCTTTTTGCGGCACGGGGGTGCCCACCACCTCAGCTCCCTTAATGCTGTAGTAAACCTCCATTACGCGCTCAAAAAACGCAAGAGGTACCACCACGTGGTTGGGGTGGATTTGTAGCTCAGACTTTGCTTCTTCCATCAGGCTCCTGCTTTCTCTGCATCAAAAGGGCCAAGTCGTCTAGAGATAGGTTTTGTAGGGGGAGACCAAAGAGGATGGGGTTTCCGTGTTGGTCATGGGTTTCCCCTTGTCGAAGCTTCTCTATTACAGACATGTCTTCTAATTCTTCTTGGACTGCCTTTCCGGGCTTGCCTCGAATGATATACATAGACATAGAAACAGTATCAAGTTCGTCGTCATGCTGCAGGCCCCCATCACGAGCTTCTGGGTTGAACTGCTCAATCTGGTCTACCAAGGCGCGCCAAGGTTTACGGTTGCGATCACGTAGAGGGATCTTAATTTTGCCGTAGTCAAACCGTCGCAAGAGAGCGGCAATCTTTGCCGACTTGGAGGTCATGCCTGGGTTGAACTTCTTGATACGAGGCAAGTGGTTTACGTTTGCCATGTCAGACGCTCGGGTGCTGACGATAGAGTAGAGGGTGTCGTAAACGCTAAGCCCTTCTTTGATGCCCTCAACATGAACTGTAGGGCAACGCCACTTGTCGGCCATCTGCAGTACAGCGTCAATCAGCTTTTGCTGCTGGCACTGTTGCGACCACATGTCGAAAACAAACAACTCGTTCTCTTTGTTGACTCCCATCAGGGTGCACACTTTGGAGTCAGAGTCTTTGGTAGATGTGTAGGAGGTGTCGACCGCCATAAACAACCGACAGGACGCAAGAAGAGAACCTAAAGTTTGTTTCCGAAGATCATCATTTGTGTGCCAGCACACCATAGTATTTGAGTTATGTGGATCGACGTCGAACTCTTCATCAGGCTCCTCAAACCAATATCCGTGCTTCTCCTCTTCTAGGTTCGGGAAGAAGACTTCGTCACCCCGCCCAGGCTGAGCCATGTATTCAGAGAGGTAGTTGGCAACCCCAATGGTCTCCTTGATTTCTTCGAGTGACACGCACTTTTTGAAACGCTCATCTTTGATTGCCAAGAGGTCACGTTCTGCTGTCGTTGCTGGCCACATGTCTGGCCAACAGCTTTTGGGGTTTCCTTGCTCATCTTGATACTCCGATCGGATAATGATGCGGTCCCACTTGTTGAACCGAGGGTCACGTGCTTTGCCTCCCTCTACGTCCATAGCGTGGAATGCATAGTGCCGGCGAGACACAAAGGTCGCAAGCCAGCGTGCACCGCAGCCCGCACGCATAACCATGGGAAGAACGACTTTGAAGAGCAGCTGATCCATGTACTCACGGATGAGTGACATAGAGGTCGAGGCCTTCGGGTCATACTCGGGGTCGTCCAATACGTAGAGGCGCGGACGACCACCACGTTGCTTTGACTCCGCAGAGATACAACGCAGCGATGATCCGTTCATAAGCTGCATGTACGTATTGCCGTAGGGTGCCTCGCCTCGTTTGGGGGCTAGGCGACCG